TAAGCAGTTTCAGGCGTAGGCGTGATCTCTACTTCTTCAGCAATATTAGATACACCCAACGTTTCTGTCTTCTTGAAATAGCCATCAGCATAACGTTCTCCGGCAATGGGAATAACGCCGCTGGAAAGTTGCACAAGAATTTTACCTGACGCGCAGTGCCACACAGCCACTACATATCCAATATTGTTCCCAGTTGCATCATGTCGCACGTACCCAATATTAGAAGTTCCATTAGCTGTTCCTACACCGCCAATTGTATTAGCAGTACTCGCGTTGGCTATATAAGAATAGCCTGCCCCATAAGACGAAGCAAGAGCTTCTGGACTGGGAAATTCTGTTCCTCCAGCGTCCATTCGGTAGCCTGCAACTGCTAAAGCGGTTGTTTCGTTAGAGCAAGTAATTTGAACAGTTGCACGAGTTTTTAAGTCTCTAGCAGCTAAAGCATAGCGTGTAAGCCAAAATGAGCACTTATTAAATCCAAATTGATAATCACTAAATTCATAAGGATAGCGCCCAATATCGCAATAAGAGGTAGTAGGGCTGCTAGCAGAACAACCAGATACTGGACCTGTCTCTTTAGTCTCAGCTCCTCCAGGCCTATTTTCAATCTGATCTATGAAACCTTGCATTGCTTCTTCTTGGCTCTTCCAGATAGCACTCTGATATGCTACAAAGCGAGCCATTGTCCATTTACCATCAGTCCATACAGCAGAGCCCGGTTTAGCTGTTTTATTGGTAGAAGAAGTAGTCCATAGATCAAGCTTACCGCCATCATCTCCTGGAGACATTTCATAATATTGTGCAGGATTAGCCAATTTAGCAGGCCCGCAAGGATTATGCCCCCATGTGATAGGTTCCACTGGGCCGCTTTGATTACTTATGTAGCAGGTATAAAGAGGAGTAACAGGAGTTCCGGGCTTACGTTGTGCTGGAGGAACAGCAGCATCAGCAGCAGCTTGTGCTTCAGAGAAACGATTAGCTGTTAGCTGGGCCGCCACTTGACAGATATCAACATCCTCTATCTCAGCAGCATTAACAGCTTCTAAAGAATCGTAACCTGGAAAGAGAATAGAAGCTGGCGGTATGACAACTTTACTAAATTGCCCTTTACCTGCCAATGCTTCCGCATCAATGATTTCAAAACAGAGATAGCGGCCTTCTAAAAGTTTAAGATAGATCGGCTGCGAAGTATAAGGTTTAAGATAATCAAAAACCTCTGGGATAATTAGCTCTTCTTTACCATTAACGATCTTATAGATTCCAGTACTGGTATAAGCAAAATGTGTGTCATCAGGATTAGATGCTACAGATTGCTTAAGATAGGCACAACCCGAATCTGTGATAATCGGATGAGCCTTCATAGAAAAGGTTTCACCAGGGTTCACAGCAAGTTCTATGATGCTCTTTGTAGCGTAGACAATAACATTGCGCCCTTGAGGCCTGCACGCAACAATTTTACCTAACACGCTGTTATATGTAGTTACGTTAGCACCGGTAATAACACTCGGCATAAAATCAGTGTAATCGTCTGCTGAAGACGTAGCTATTGCATTGTCACCATCCCAGAATGCGAGCCTATTACCTGCTCTGAACATGCCGAGTTGACTGGTCATTGTAATAACTGTAGGAACAACGACAGTGATATCAAGCCCTAGAGGTTCTTCTAAATCAGTTTCTATTTTATAGTAAGAAGGATTATTATTGCGAAAAACATAAAGAGCGTTCTTGATTGTACAGAATGTCCATTCTGCAAAAGCATCTTCCGCAGGCGCAGTTAATCCAATGATCTGTGACCAATCTCCTACTTCGTCTGTAGCTTTAACCCAGGCACCCGTATCACACAACGCTACAAGAATATTTCTGTAATCTGCTGTCTGAAACATGAATACATGATCAGGCTTACCGTGAGCTGATGGGTCTAACGCGCTGATATCAATTTTATTATTAGCGCCAAAATAACTTTTATACCCATAGCTAGTAGGTAGAAAATTATGCCCAATATAAGGTACAATAGGAAAACGCTTCTCTGGGCTGTCTTCTTTATCCGTGCTATGGAGATTCTCAGGATATGCATTAGGATCAACCGGAATAAAGGACCGTGTTACGTCGATAATTTTAGAGCTTTGCATATTATTAGCCCACGTTAGCTTGACGGTTTTGTACAAGAGCCGCCCACTGTTCAATAGAATTCATATACAAAGTACCAGAACCACTAAGTCCGAGTACCATGCAATCGCCTGGAGTAACTACAAGAGTCATGAGCGTATCAGCCGGGATGAAGACACTATCTGCATAATCTGTACCGGACACAAGAGCAGATGGCAACAGCAGCCCTGGCATAGCTAGTACGCAACTTACTGTTGAATAGACCCAGACAAGATTATACAGAGCAGGAATGACGATATTTGTAGCATCATTCAGTGTTACTGTGAAGGTTGTAAGTCCTAATGGCCGCACTACATCAAGAGGGATATGTTTCCCGTCTTGAGTAGATAGTGGATATAGTTCTGTTGCGCTCATCGTTTGCTGCCAGTAAACATATTGTAAAGCAGGGCGCCCCTACAGAAGATAGTAGCGTCTTTGGCGTCAATGTCTTGACTGATACCAATACCACCATACTTAGATAGTGAAATCATTTCAGTTCCATCAACAGAGCAATATACTCTATTATTAAGAGTAATACTACAACCGCTCAGAACTGTTGTGATCGTAAGTGCCATGAATAGCTTTTGAAATACTCGCATCTTGATTCTTTCTATAGTGAGAGCTGCCCAGTGTACGAACTGATATCCAATAAATAGGCGCCAATATCTTATTTCTAAGACCTTTCCAAGTCTTCCAGCCACCTCTATACCACATACATTTAGCTAGATCAAGATCAGCTTGCCATCTAGACTTGGAAAGATCTTGATAGTCGTAATCGTGCAGATCGCAACAAGTTTTAAAATTAAAGTCCGGAGAAGCAGTGCAGCCATTATAGACATAGCCTTTCTGCTTCCCTTTCTTTAGTATTTCGAAGATTGTTTCTCTGTCCTTTTTCTTCGCCATAGTTCCCTCATTATGTTAATCAGTATCTTTTACGCCGTAACGCAGATTTTCAGCTATGCGGCGCGCCCAGCCTTTTCCATGATGCTTCCAATTAGTTAATCTTGTCATAAAGTCTAGACGCTCAGCATTAAGCCCCATAACAAGATCGCTTTCTGTTATTTCTTCTAATCTTGCTTGGCTGATTTTACCCCAATGTCCGTCATCAGCCACTCCGATAGCCCGCTGTAAGTACCTAATTGCTGTATTACATCCGCTGTTGATAGCGAAGTCGAATAGTTGATATCCGATAGAGGCAGGAAGTTTGTCTCCATTGATGATATTCCAGAAGTCTCTGAAGTAAATAGCAACAGCATCTTCTCTAGTAAGACTGCGAATATCCAACTCAGGATAAGAACGCTTACTAATACCAAACTTAGTTTCACCGCCAGGATCATTGGGATCGTTAACATATCCACCTTCTACAGAGAGTGAGCGTTCAACAGTAGTAATAAAAGCAATAGAGTAGTTCATAATTAAGAATTAGGAAATTGCAATGGAGGAACAATAAAAGGGCCTGCTCCAGTATATCTAGCTATACCTTTAGTCTTTCTGACATCATAGAAGAAGACAGAAGGGCTTCTGTCCGCCGTGCTCTGGCCTCCCCAAATCCAAGAATGCGCAGCATTGTAATAAAGAGCGCCAGCAGATCCGTGTGTTCCTTGTAAGACACCGCCTTTCCAGATACTGAATATTCCAGAAAGTCTAGTAATGGCGTAATGAGTCCATGTATCTATATTGGCGCTGAACGTAAAACCTGCAGTAGCAAAACCTGTGCCATTAGTAGAATAATGCAATTGTAGTGTGTTTGACGAAGAACCGCCAGAAAGATATAAGCCAGCTACTACATCACCATCTCTGCTTTGAAAAATTCGTTCAGAAGCCGCAATCGAGCTTATGTACCCCCAAAATTCTATTGTTAAATCACCAGAGCCAAAATCGAAATCAGTATGTTGCGGATAACTAAAATAATCTTGTGCGCCATCACAATAAATAGATCCTGTGCCATAAACAGTTCGAGTAGTACTAATACGACAGTTATAGTAAGGCGTGACTGTTTTAGGGGTCCCAGAAGAATCTGTTATAACCGTAGAATTATCCGCGCCGCCTCCATGCAATAGTAAACCTACACTAGAAAAATAAGGATCAGTAGCAGGCGGAGGCGCACTCGCACCAAAGCGATAAGGATTCATTAAGAATCCTCGTTGTCTGCTCTTTAGCGCGCTTCTAATATTGGTATCTCGACAAATCATGCTCATGTGATTGTGCCAATCAAATAAACCTTAAGACCTTTAGCGGTGCCATCACCAATTTGATCTACATCAATAGTAATTTCTGCATCATCAGCTAAAGAAGCATCACTAATAACAGGAGCAGCGTCTGCTGTAGTAGAAGTTTTCTCTCCGTTATCTATCGTAATTTTAGTAGAAAGAATGCTACTAACACCTTCGTGAATATCTACAGTAAAGATACTACCGCTAGTTTGTGCTGTTGTAAGAGAGGCTCTGACAGCAGAGACAGTCATAGCAAAAGGCATTCTAAATGTTACTTTGCCAGCCCCTGCTGTAATAGCGGTAGTCTCGTCACTAACAGCAATGGGAATGAATTGCTTAAGCTTATTCGTAAGTGTAGTTTCTACGGTCCCTAAATCAGTATCGAGTGTTACAATAGCAGCAGCATTATCAGTGGCTTGCTTCTGGAGAAAGCCGATAGCCTCTAAGATAGTATGTGCAGCAGTTACTGTGGTTCCCGCAGCAGTAGATAATCCCGTTAGCACGGTCGCCAAAACTCTAGCTGCTGTATGATACAGATTCGTATCTTCAGCTAATTCTGCGGTAGACGCTGGATTGATTAGCGTCCAAACCGGCCCCGTGTTATCTTCAAGAATATAAAAGGCTTTAGTATCTGCTTGATAAGCTACTTTGCCAATATCGCCAAGGACAGGCGACAGGGCTGCTAGAGCTGCTGCATCCGCTACAGCCCAAGAGTGTATTACATGAATACCGTCTGATACAGTGATAGCTTGATGCAGCATATTAAGCAGTCAAAAATGGTGAAGATGGAGGCGTGAACGATGTAGCATTAAATCGCGCAACACCTTTTGTAATTCTGTAAGGTCCGTAGACATGTGCTATAGCTTGCGCATAACCTTGTATAGCACCTGCATAAGTAAATTGTGCGAGCAGTGTACCATTGATAAACAGCGATATCAAATTAGCATCAGTGCGTTCGAGCGCGAAATGATAGAAGGTTCCAGCAACATGATTGAATACAAATGAATCTTCTGCTAGCACCGCACTATCATTATAAACACGAAGATATCCAGTACCATTTGGAGACACTTCTGCGCGCACAGCAAAATTGTACGCTCCGATTGTCATACTTAGATAATCCGTACCACCTGTCACCATTGCAAGATTAATCTCGTAGGTGAAAGCTCCAAACAGAGTAGGAGTAGTGCCGCCTGATTGCTTAGTATAAAGTGACAAGAACGCAAATGATGTCAATGGTCTAGAAGGATCAAGAACTTCTAGAGTGTTATTACCATACAGCGGGTAAGAAGCAGAGCCGACCGCTGTTGTAGTAGATCCAGCAACAGCTCCTACTGAACTATACAGATCCTCTTCAACGATAGTGGCTGTACCTGTAGCCACATTCATATTAGAAAGAGCAACTACTTGATTGAAATAGAGATCATGTTCAACATCAGGCTCAGGCGGAGTAACAGGTGGAGTAACTACGTCAGGTGTAGGAGCTGGTTCATAAGGAACAGGAGCAGAACCACTATCACCAGGAGCAGTCGGAGAGACAGGAACGTAAGGTGCAGCTTTAAGTACGTAGATTAGATCATTGTTAGCAGCGCGTACAAAATCTCCAGCATTTTCCACTACAGCTTCCGTCATCAACGGCGGATCAGAAATCTTAGCCAGCAATGCTTCATACATCGCAGCAGAGATATGATAATGTTGACCAGGCAACCCGCCTTGTACTGGCTGATTAGGATCTTCATGTACATTAGGCAAAGCAACGCCAGGTACTGGATGTAGTGCATCCAATAAAGCTGGTAACTTACCTTGTCTATGAAAGCCAGAACGTACGAACATGATTATTTATTTAAGACTTGCTAAAGCTTCTTTGATAGCGTATTTCCATACGCCCCAGAGAGCCCCGCCAGCAAGAGATAATTTAGTAATGAACACTGCGATACTTTCTATAACACCCAGAACCTTCAGACCAAATTTAAAGGCTTTGGCGAGATCTATGAACTCCCCTAAAGCCTTATTATTCTCTTCTAATAGAGTCTCCAATTTAGTCATCCGTTGCTCCATGCTAATTAGTTTTTCATCAACGCCCATACGCCCCTCTTTGTTAACTAATTATTTACTGCGTAGAGATACCGATATCACGTCTTAGAGCGAGATACAATTCTCTTGAACTTGTTTTATGTTCTCTGTAGCTCTTGTCATCCCCAATCTCTTTGAATACTTCGCCTGCCGCCCAGTCAATAAGCATATAAGGACACATATCAAGCATCCAATGACTATTAGCTGTGGCTAAATCAGACAGGACTGTGGGATATTGGAAGTAACCGACATCTAATTGTGAAGCTAGTGCAGGCATGTACAGATTAACATTATCTCCTGCGATGTAATAGCGCCCACGTGTAGTGCATTCTTTAAAAAGTTCGCTATCAGCTAGTGGTTGCAAGAAGAGTTTTGTTCCTGCATTTTTGATGTACTTAAACTTACGAAAGCGTGTAAGCGTGGATAGTGCAAATGATTGCGTCCACTCAGTTACATCAATTGGTACTAGCTGTTCCGTGAAATCCCTAGAGAATTCACTATCGAATGAATAGAAGCTGATAGCCGCGTTAATCTTACGCCTTGCGACGTTGATTTTATCCGGCCTTTTAGTGGCTAAATTAACCTCAGCTACCGCTTCTGTGAAGTTCATTGTGTTATTCTTTCGTTGCGAGAGTTACACGCTTGATAATCTTCTTATCAGCGTACTGTTCAAGCACATCAACTTCTTCTTGCAATGTTGCATAGAAGAAACCTGCTTGAGCAACGACCTTACCGCCCTTGGCTTTAATAGCTGTCTTAAGCGGACGGAAATCATTGTCTTCATAAACAGCAAGACAAGTAGCAGCTTTCTCCGTATCAAGTTCGCCTTTGATGGATTTCATCTGAACTGGCATATTAGATACGCTAGGAGAGGTAGAAGATTGCATCCCAGTGGCTTGATTGATAGCGCGCGCAACATCTACCTTCGCAGCTCCTGCACCTTCGGCTGCTAGTTTATGTGCATCGGCTTTTTTAGATGCTAGCAATTCTTGAAAACTTGTGGCCATTACATACTCCTTAGGTTAAAGATCCAGAACAATAAAAAGACCTTAGTAGTCCCGTTGTTCCGGGGAGTTTCCGCGCAGACTACTAAGGCTAGAAACTTCCATGCTTTGCTCCTATTGTTAAGAGCAAAGACTAGAAGGACTCTAGTTGGAGCGGTTAATGCCGATTGAATACGTAGCTGATCCTGCGATTACAGATTTAATACGGAAGACAGGCGGCATTGGAATATTAGCCGAAATATTAGAAGTAACCGGCATACCTTCACCGGCCGTAAGCAAGATAAAGGTGCTAGTAGAAGCTGCCGTAGCTGCGCTGGACAATACATCTACATAGTTCCCTTGCGGCTGTTTAGCTTGCAATGTCAGAGTAAGTGTAGCAGCCGCAGGGATAGCCGTCACGTAACTATTGATAGAGATAGCACGATCACCTTTCCTTGCGTACATATCCGCAGAGTAGGTAGTCGTATCAGTACGGCTAGTAGATTTAATCGGAATCTCTTGCAACGCGCTAGCACTAAATGCAGCGAACACAAGAGCCAAAGAGAGAAGAAGTTTTTTCATTTACGATTTCCTTTGAAAGATTAGATATAAAACAAGACAGCGTATCTCACGATAGGGCTATAGTCTTGCAGACACCATGAAGACTTTACGCAACGCCTTGAGTAAGGCCGGTGATAACACCCCAAGAGAAGGGATTAATCAATTCAACCGCGCACTCAGAGGTCAGCGAACCGCCTACTGCATCAGCACCACTATCAGCGCTCTTACCATCAACGCCATAGTTCTCAGGAACAGTATCACGACCCTCAAGATAAGCCAGCTTCATAGCCGACATATCCGACAGCACCAGAGTACCTTCTTGTTGCAGACCATTCAACAGCGGGTGCTCTACCAGATTGATAGTGCCCTTGTAGAACTCAAACTTCGTAAAGCGCATGCCGAAGCTAGTCTCTTGCTGAGAAATGGTAATTTGTCCAGAAGCCCGGCCAATCTGATTAAGAACACGAAGAGCAACCTTATCACCGTAGCCAATGCGGGTTTTAGGATCACCCAGATTGCTAGAGTATTCAAAGGCGGGCTCGCACAGTTCAACCAGCTGATCATACGAAGTCGTAGAAGCTGCGACGTTCACGTTATCAGAAGCGTACTGGTCCATAGCGTCCAGCACACCTTGCGTAGCGTGAATAGGCGTAGTACCAGAAGTATCCATCATAGGCTGACCCCAGAGGATAGCAGACTCAATATCCACAGAGTGGAACATTGCGCAGTCATTACGGTTCTCAGCGATATTGCTAATACCCATCTCAGCAAGAGAAGCTTTAGCAGTCGCAGTGAGTGCCCACGCATTACGGAAGATTTGCGTATAGTTAGGAATATACGCGGTGGTCAGACGACGTGAGACAGGACGATTAGAACCTTCTTCGAATGCAGTACCGACTTGAATCCACGTATCGCCAGCTTCAATAGCGGCTGCAGCATTACGTCCAAAACCGCGCGTAGTAGCCACCACTGTGCCGCTGGTAATAGCTGTAAGACGCACATTCTCTTTGGTACGCGGATTATGGAATACCATACCTACAGTCATACCAGTAGTAGAAGGCCACGTAAGCGACGCTTCTCCAGTATCAGCTTCTGCACCAGCTTGCGTCACAACGTGGAACGTCATAACCTTAGTAAAGTAGCCATGGGTAGACTGCTTTGCACGGCTACGACCCACTTGCGAGCTAAGCGCAAACATAGGTGCAGAGCCATTCGGGAAACGACGCAGGATTTGACCAGCAAAGCTGCGAGCATTAAGCTCAGCAGGATTACCAGTGTTGATATTAAAAATGCCAGAAGAAAGAGCCATGTTGATTCCTAAAAGTTTAAAAGTTAATTATCTTCCTTGGCTGCTGCATCGAAGAACTCGTCCCAATAATCTTCGCCGCGAACTTCTGCGTTAGCCTTGGTTTTACCGTCTTTGTTGTTCGCAGAATCAGGGTTCATAGCGCCCATCAACTCTTGGAAGTATTCTGTTGTCATCGACACAATCTCTTGTGGCGAAGCATCAGGATGCATCTTTTGTAGCCGATCGGCAGTCTCTTTCAACTGCTTCTGAACAACAGGGTGTTTGAAGTTAGGAATACTCGACAAAGCATTTGTCGTCAATTCCTTCCGCACGTTGCCACTCATTGACTTAGCATTATGAGCTTCCCGTGCGCCTACGAACTTATCAGTTAGTGTACTGGTATGTTCTAGAGATCTAGAGTACGCATTACGTCCTACATGATTCATCAACTGCATCAAAGATTGTACATCTCCGCTAGTGGCTTTTTGCATCAATTCAGGATCAATTCCTTGCATGAAATCTTGGCTACTAGCTACTTCTCCTAGAATCTTTGAGTCGATATTAAATGCGGGTGGCGTATCGCTCTGTGAACCTGTATCATCCCACATCTTAGAGAACCTATCAATTCCCGTAGCAGGCTGTTGTACGCCAGCATTTTGGTTATTCCCGTTCTGATTCGGCATAGTACCGGGGCCTTGGACATTACCGCCATTGCCTGTATTAGTAGTTTGCTGATTTTGCTGTTGATTTTGATTACCCTGCGTACCTTGATTATTAGGTTGTTGATTAGGTTGTTGCCCTTGCGGCTTGGGTTGAGCAGCACGAAAGAAATCCATAATACCAGTAGCCATAATAAATTACTCCAGATTGTTAAAAGATGAACACACTTAAGCCTGTTTGGCAGGCGCCTCAATAGTCAATAATGTTTCTAGGATTATCAACTGTCCTTGCACAACGGCCTGCCGTCGTAGATAGGATTCTGCACTCTCAGCCTGTACGCCAGAGTCTGCTTCTTTTGGCATACCTTGAGCGATAGCTTGTAGAGAATCTACGCTGAGTTTGACAAGATACTTTTTTACAGCAGGTTTACTGAGAGATTCTGCAATCTCATTCAGCTCAGCTGTATTGAAAGTATGACTTGGATAAAGGGTATTGATAAGATTAAGCATGATTATACGACGGGTTGTGTATTAACTACAGGAGCTGGTTGAGTAGCTGCTGCTGGATTAGGGAGAACAGCAGGCTGAATCATATTACCAGCTGCTCCTAGATTAGGATTAGCTTGTTGTTGTTGCACTGCTGGATCATACTGTTCAAAGCCTTTAACACCAGACAGCGACATGAAGTGTACAAACATAGCAGGCAGACTAGATCCAAATTGCTGTTGCAAAATAGGAGAGTTCCCGATCATTTGCATACCTGCCAAGATGACTTCTGTAGAAGCCAGTTTACTCTTGGGCGTATAGCCATCAGCCACACGGAAGCTAAGAACTGATTCACGAAGCTCTTTAATCTTAATATTCATCTCTCGGCCTGTAGCTTGCGAGACAATAATTGCATCATCCCCATACTGATAAATATTAAGAACAATGATGGACTTAAGAGGTGAGAAGAACTGATGTTCCAAGGTGAGAGCAGGGAGCCTCAAGCGGCCGTCTGATCCTCCCATAGTATCATCCCATTCCTTTACACTCTTATTGCCCTTCTGGAAATTACCCGCACGTGGTCCGTTAATCCCGTGAAGTTCTTTAGAGAACCCAATAATAAGAGAAGCATCTTGGATAGTAGATTCTGTTCCTCGCATATCAAAAGGAATTTGTGCGTAGGCGTCGCCAATCTTCTTAGAAGAAAGCTGGCTAATATGCACTGGAATCTTAGGAGCCGCCGCAGGACTGTTGATATCCGAAGGCTTAATCATATCTGGTATGTACAAAGCTCTATCAGATACAGCTCTACGTGCAGCAGCGAAGCGAATATTGAAGAGAGTATTAGCTGCGTCTTGAAATGCAATCTCACTCTCTGCTACAGATTGGGTTTGATAGTCCATGCCATCTTCCAGCGGGGAGCCAAAGAGGATGGGAAGATAATCATAAGCAGAAATGATCCTATTCGCATAGACCACATGTTGTCCATTGATGATAATGAACTTCCAAATCTGCGGAGTGTTAGGTGCAGGAGCAGAGATGCCGAAATCAGCAGGCATAATGCGAGCATACAAGACAAAACGCTCATACATTTGTCCAGATGCGGGTTGCCTCTTAGTCCCTTTAGCCGGATCAAACCATTCATCCCAATGAACTCCACGTCTATTAGTTTGTGAGTTAGTAATATATTTGCTGATAAGGGGATTCTCTGTGTAGTTTGGAGTATACCCAGAGGAAGAAGATGAAGACGAATTCATCGCTTTATCTGCATTAAGGACGCAGTTTTCAGCAGTGAACTTATTAAGCATGCGCTTAAGTTTCGTCTTTGTAATGCGGTCAATATATCCTGCGTAATCGCCATGTTCTGCGATATCACCAATAGCTACAGTGTTATCCCATACAACATTGCGAGGATTAAGACGTGTAATGCGTGTAAATTTCTTAGGTTTACTAGTGACTTTCTGGCCTTTATCACTGGCAATATCAGCCAGTACAGAGAATTGAGAAATAGCATCCCAATCAACTTCACAGGCTCCGAAGTTATACTTCCCGCAATCACGCAAGAACATAAGAAGATGCCGAGGATATGCACCTAAGGTGGCGTGATCATCTATAAGAGCTTCCAATTCTTCTGCACGCTGGCGCTTACTAGGAGCACTAACAACAGGGAATAGCGGGGCGCCCGAAAGGAACACTTCTGCAAGATACGCTACCCAAGAATCTACTTGAGAAACAACAATAGGCGGCGTTACGTCATCTGCTTCAAATATATTGCAGACAGTCTCACCATCGGGCAGGGGATCTTGTCCATCTATTAGCGTTGCATTCTGCTTACTGCGTTTATATCGTGCGTAAGCAATATCAATAGCATCAAACTTGTTATGGATATCACTGATATCTTTGTGTCTGGTCAATACGCCATCAGCATATTTGATAATCTGCCGTTGCGCTTCCATTCTAACAATGCGCTTTGTTACAGATTCGGTAGTAGTACCTGGAGCCGGTTGTTCGTAAGCCATAGTTTCCTCTTAAATTAGAAAGGTGTGTTATTAGAGACTACACCAGCGTGCGTAATTTGGAATTGTCCGGCAGTTTTCAGATTCTTTACAAGATGCCAGTATTCATTACGAACATCAAGTCCATAAGAGCAAGCATCTAGTACGTCATCTTTGTTATCTTTTTTGCCGATTTTATATTTCATAGCCTGCCAGACAAAGACAGCTTTAATGGTATCCATGAGGGAATAATTTCCTGCATATAGTTCGGCAATAAAGAGTCGAATACGAGTTTCCTTGCTTCTGCCTTTTGGTTTGAGCGGGACAATCTCGATCCCTTTAACCTTGTATGCTTCAATGTATTTGTTAAACCAGAAGAGCAATGTCTGTTGGTACGCGACATCTTCTACTCCTATTAGAGAAGCCCCGTGCTGAATAGCTAGTTCAAGACTTCTTATGATTAGCTGCTCAGGATCTTTGATACCTACATCAAGAGCCGCTACATGCCCTTTTTCATCATGCACGTAATGTACTGCAATTACGTTGTCGTCTGAGACTTCCCGGAATCCAGCAGGATCAATGGTAATGAACACCCCATCAGGGAGAGTATCGGACTCCAAGCTGCTAGAAGGTAGCATTGCATGAAGTAAACTTGTTGCTCTAGAGATAGGATCATTCATAACCTCTGCAAACCAAACATCAGCTTCCCCTAATTCCTCGTCATGGATGTAAGATTCCATTAGAGATTCTAGAGAATGCAACTCGGGCCAGAGGGGTTCTCCATTCTCAAGTATCGCACCTGTGATAAGAGAAACCCACTTGCTATTATTCTTCAATTGGTAAAGAATGCACTCTTCTGAGTACATATTACCGACATAAATGATAAGACGATCACCTACAGGAGAGATGATCTTGAAAGTAGCTACTAGCCATCTACGGAATTTAGCGCGCTCTGTAGGGCTCTCATCGCACTCTTTGGTCTGTGCGTCATCAAAGAAAATAAGATCAGGTCTTCTATGCTTAATGTTGATTCCTCGGAGAGAAGAACCTGCGCCTTTTCCTTTGAGGATAACGTGTCTGTCATGGTAGAGGCACCACTTTTGTTCTTTACTGTCCGTGGTAAGGTTTCTATCCCAATAGCCATACACTGCCTCCATGTTATCTGATCCCATTGCATCGCTAATATCCCCGATAAGAGCTTCTGCAAGGTCATCATTGGCACAAACTACCATTATAAAACTCATCTTATCATAGGCAAGAAGCCAGCATATGATGATTTTGATAAAAGTGGTCTTAGCATGGCCGCGAGGAAGGCCCAAAGCAAAGCGTAGAATCTTTCCAAGTTGTTTTTCTGTCCTAGAAACTAATATTGAGAATATAGCCAGATAAAAATCAGGCAAGGCAGATACCATAACAGAAGGCAGACAAAGTGAAGCAAAGAAATTGATGTCAGTTTTTCCACGCTCATGTGCTTCTTTAGGATCTGCATTGATGCTAGTAACAGCGACCGGAGCTTGTTCAAAACTTTTCTCCTCTAAAAGCAGTTCAGCCATTCTTCTTCTTAGGAAATAGGAACAAAACAGCCTTAGCAGCATCCTTGATGGGAGCTACTGGAACAGGTACAGGGATTGCACGCTGGAGTTTAGGCCAATTAGATGGAAAAGTAGAAGCGCTAGACATTAAATTTCTGCTACAATATTAGCATCCTCAGTTATTACGACTTGTCTGGCTGCAAAAAGATTCTTAACAGCATCAGAAGACATAGGAGCAAGCGGTTTATTATTGATTGCGATGATCTCTTGCTTCTCATTAAGAGTTACATTAGGTTGAATAGCCTTCGCAGCATGATTAGGAAGCATAAGAGAAACAACATTTACTTGGATGTTGGCACCCGCCTGAGCAACAGGATGCTTTCTTGCGTGTTTCTGATCTGTACGCTTGTTAATAGCTTCCAAGGCCCGCACCTTCTCCCCAAGAGACGCGTCTACTAGGCCATCTTCAATGCTAAGAAGGACTTTTTGTTCTACTCTTTCGTAATGCTTATCAATATGCTCTTCTTCAGACATTTCTTGTGAGACAAGAAGTTTAGCTTCCTCTACTTCTTGTTTAAAAGTTTCATCTTTCAAGAGCTGTGAGATATACGAGCCAGAGCATCCAACAATCTTGGCAACTTCGGCAGCTGTTAGCCCATTTATAAGAAGCGCTTTGATCCTATCTTTCATGCTAGGCTCCCATCTGAGAGGCAGATATTCATATTTGTAGTATAAAACAGGGAAAGATTCTGGGGGAAAGCTACGGCTGAGCTAGAAATTCTGGTAATCTTGGCATTTCTGGCGCTAGGGAAGGATAATAGCTTAGGAAAAGATAATAAAAAACAAGAATGGATAAAAAGTTTAGAAAAATATGAACGATAGGGTTAATACCCCCGCGCGCGCAAGGAAAGAAAAAAAGCCCACTAGGGGGCTTATCTTGTTTTCTTAATGCGCGCTATGTAGCTGATCTAGGATTCTATTCCGTGCTCTGCACTTATCAGCAGCAGCTAACAGATTACCTCGCTTATAGTCATAGTCGATACCGATGTTCATGATTTCGACAAGGATTAGAAGGATTGATTTGTTCATGATCTTGTTTTCTTAAGGCGCTTTACCAGCTTAGCGGGCGACTAGCATTATAGCGTAAGATAAGCTGTCTCACAGGCTCTGGCATGCACGGCTGCACAGGTGCAACTCCGAATATGAGCCAGTAAGCGATACTGAACGGCACACCAGCTTTGCGGAGCTTCTTAGCTGCCTCTCTGTGGCCGAACGCTGCTACGTTATCCGCTACTAGCTCTTGCTTTGTTACTGTGAGTCTGCTTGTGGTTCTCATGATTTAATCTCCTGATCTGACCTGAACTATTCCTGACCATTGAAGATAGTATATCATGGGAAAGATAATAACCTATAGGGATAAACCCTAATGCGAAGTAACAAGACGTAAAAAAGCCCGCTGATTAGGCGGGCGATTCTAGATAGCTTAGAAGCTAGTAGGGCTAGACTTTAGAGATCATCAGCCGTAACAGTGGCGGTATCGCAGGCTTCCAGAACACTGTTCATGGGGCGAGTATAACGCTCGATCTGTTCATCCGTCAGGCTCTCACCGAATTGCATGATACGTGCCTTAACCTTTTGCTTGACACTAGAATCCTGTGTAGAGAGAGCATTCTTATTGCCGAACATGATATTCAGCATGTTAGCCGCTGCTTCAGAAAGCCCTTGCTTAGATACCCAATCAGCAAATGCATTCTTGCACTCACGAGCCAGAGCAAGACCTGCGCCATCACGAACACCCTCTGCGCACAGCTCTTCCCAATTCTCAGGAATCTTATTCCCATCCTTCAGATCAGCAGTGCCACTCTTAAGTTTGTTCCTAGCCTGCGCCTTAACCATGGCCAGAATAGCGCCTTGTACCCAATTAGCCTCATCACTGGCATAGACCGGGACACCATCCTCATAGACTTCCGCGCCTTTTTCATCCTTCTTGATTTCAGCGGTAATGAACGGGATAACATCCTTGAGCAACGGCACATAGATATTGGCTTCACCTACCTTCTGGAAGACTCCATTACCTTGTGCATCCTTAACCTTCTTAGAAACATCCATAGTGACTTGCTGGAAAGACATAATTAACTCCTGTTTGGTTTACGTAAACCCGAGGGAACCATTCCGCCGAGTGATTTAAATATAGCACGGTTTTTCTCTTTGTCAATGGGCAGAATTGTAAAGATAGGATTCTTAGCTGCACTGTTCTATTAAGTAGCTCTGGCTAGTAGCTCTCCTTGCGAGTGATTGCCAGATTGCTCCCTACTCCCGATCTGCTAAATATACCCCCTACCCCCCTACCCCGGTATGCCGTCGGGCTGATATAAGCAGTATTAGACAGACCTAGTAGAGTATCCACCCGTAGCTTAGAGTACAGACCCTCCAGAATAGATAGGCTTAATAGAGAATAAGCACAAAAGGGAGAATAAACAAGGGTGTTCTAATATCTATATAAATATAAAGATTCAAAAATTTTGTTCTCATGACGTATAGCTTCTAAGGAACCACCCTTCTTATCTTCCTTCCTATCTCTAACTGCTTAACAGACTCTAGTTGCTAGCATGGTTCCCACTATCCCTAGTAGCTCCTATCTTATTTATCCGCATGGCTCTACATTATACCGGCATACCCCCTACATGGGTATATCGGATAGATCGAGGGTATCTAGTAAGCGAGCAAGCGAGCGATCTGGTGATTTTTCGCTTGCATCTCCGAATATCCGTGCTATAATTGCTTTGGGGTAATTCCCAGGCGGAGCTAGTAAGAATAAAGTATTAACTGGCTCTGATATTCTGATAGAGATAATAGATAGAAAGCGAGATACTATGAACAAAAGCGCAATTTTCAAATATGGAACAGCCGCCTGTCCGACTATTAGCGTAACTTATACTACAGTGCACAGCTTTGCAGAACAGGATTACAATTACATAGAGAGTATTCTCACTGCTTGTCAAACATCTAATAACAGCAGTAATAAGATCAGAGCAATTAAAATCGTGCGCATAATTACTGGATTGAGCCTGCGGCAGGCTAAGGACATCGTTGATGCTATTGCCAATGATATCATCAATCGCGTAAATATGAATGTTATCAATGATGGATACAAAGCGCAAATTAGCGGAATAGCTCTTTCAAATAATCCTTATCTTTCATCTGAACAGAATAATTATTGGGGCTGGCGTAAAGGGTGGTTACAAGCTTGGAAAGAAGCTAACTAATAAAAGATATAAATACTGATTTTAATACTTGAATTAACTGATATATTAACAGGAGATACTAACATGGCTAAGAAACAAACCTTCGCGCGTCCTATCCAAAGCGTCTACTTCTATGATGGTAGAAGTACACTCTCTAGCAGGAAAGCAGACTTCAAAGGTTTCTCTCTTACTCCACACGGGGCTAAGCGTGCGGCCTATAAGCATTTGGATAAAGATTATGGAGATGCTAAGAGGGTTATCATCACTGATCTTAGGACTGGCTTGGAACTCTGGAATATGAGCTTGTCTCCAAGCGGACATATTTATACTAGCGAAATATCAGCTAAGACACAACAGATTGTCGCTAGAGATATCAAAGAGATGGCCGCTAAGGGTAAGAAGGGGCTCTGATAATGAATGATAGCACAGATAAGCAAGGTGATAGCCCCATGCTCGCACCTGATAGCTTCATAATTCCCGCTGAAATAGTCACAGAGTTGATAGCAGGGGAAACAGAAGATGATGTTCGCATAGCTACTAGCAGTGTTCCCTCTGCTTTTATCTCTGGCCTAGCCTATACTTCTGCGATAGGAGATGGGCCGAAACTCTCCCCTGAACAGCTAGAGCATATTCCTGTCGGCTTACAAGACTCTGCGCTCTCTCCTAGAAGTATCGTAGCTGGTAACATAGCCGAAGGCATAGAGCAAGCACCTATTCCCTCTTCTAACAATACAAACAGCAACATAGAAGCTAGCCCTTTCATAGAGGATAGCGAGATAGCGGCTATTATCAAAAAACACTCTAAGATGAATGCACGAGAGATAGCCTATGATGCGCAAAAGAAGCGTGTATCTAGACGGCTGCTATTAGCAGAGAGAGCTAAGAAACTCACAGTAGTTTGTCCTGATACTGGCATTGTTTCTCTCTTGGATATTCCAGCTATCCCATTCCCCCGTAAGAACCCAGAGCTAGCAAAGGCTCTTATTTGGACTAGCCCCTTTTCTGATCTAGCAAATTGCAGAGGGATGGCACAGCAAGGCTTAGATTATCTTAGGCGCTTAGATACACAAACCCTTGCTGGTATCTTGATTGTACTAGCTGGGGCTTATGATCTCTTCAAGTTTCAGCCTTATGATAGTGGCGCACAGAAGAACGCTATCCTTCGCACTGCCGGTAAAGATTCTGTTATCGAGTGCATTCTCTTGATTGAGAATCTTATCCATTCTTCTAATGCTCGGTTCTTGCCTAAGCTATCACTTGTCTTTGATACAAACTTGGAGCAGTATGGCCTAGAGGTTAGAATGGGCTCCTATCTCAAAATTCTTGCCGAAGCAGTAGCTAAGCCTGATAAAGAAGCCTATGATGAAAAGAAGGTTCTGCCACTCTATCCAATCAAGCCAGTCTATATTAAAGACGTTGAAAATGGTAAGCGTAAAATCTCTTTCCTTGCAAGACAAGAGCAAACCAGAGCCAAGAAAGAGTTTACGGAAGATAAGAAAGCAGGAAAGCTTGCACTAGCTCAAATGCGGCAGCAGGAGGTTATGACAGATAAGCTAAAGAATCTGCTTGCTAGCTTCTTTTCAGATGAGGGCTTGCTCGTGGTCCCTCCTGTCATTGTGGACCTAGTAGTTCAGAAATTAGAGTCTGCTTTCTCGCATAACGGCAACGCACAAAAGATTGTAGCTATTCTCAAGAAAGATAGGAAAGCGCTTAAGCTGGACCTAGCAGAGTTAGAAACTTCTATGATGCTGGAACAGCCTGCGGAAGAAGAGACAGAAGAAATCGAAGAGCAAGATGACCCAATGCCTGGCAATGAAGTAGCTATTGAAGATCCTAATGATGGATCTTATGATGAAGATGGATTTAATGAGAACGGCTATACAGCAGAAGAACAGCAAAGCATTAACGAAATAGTGGCTGCGCATCCGAAGCAAGAGATAGAAAAGCCTGTCGAATTAGAAGCTCCCGCTGGACTTACTGCATGGGAGCAGCTACTCTGGAAAAAGAAGATGGCCAAAGCTTCTGGAGTTACTAGAAACATTGTGCAGAATGATCTGCCTTCTACTGCCTCTTATAAGAAAGCAGAGGCTAAGCAACATAAATTTGTTAG